GATAGTAATTACACTAAGCGGATGACGCGATTTGAACGCGCAACCGTCTGCTTGGAAGGCAGAAGCTCTACCGTTGAGCTACATCCGCAGGGTGGGAGAGCGTTACTTCCCCCTAGGCTCGCCACTTGTTCTTTGACTGGAAACAAGAAACCAGGCGGGAGTAAACTCCATCCGCACCACCTGCTCTTTAAGGAAGCAGGAAACCATGGGGTCATTTGGATCCACCACCTAGTTTTAGGAACTAGGAAACCCGAGGGGTCGTTAAACCCATCCCGACCAGGGCGAGTTTAGCGTCGTCCCGAGACGTAAATCACGAAAATGTAATCACGTCCTGACCAGAGGCACCAGGAATGTTAACTGGTCCAGCAGCAAACGTTGGATCAGTCAAATCAAAATTAACATATCCAGTGTCAACAGAATAATCAACAGGATCAGGAGCACTGAACTGCAGTTCATTACTACTAACAAAAGCACGCTTTACTTTCTCAACATCTTCAATGATATTAAGAAGTTTACGAAGATTAGTAGCAGAGGCATTGCCAGTCACAGAACCGAGAGCAGCACGAAGTTCTTTCTCAGCAGCATCAAGGCGTTCGTAGGTAGTCATAGTGTTTGTAAATTCAGGAGGTTTTGCGGGAACAAATTCAGTTTTGTTATTAAAGTTAAACGGTGTGTTGTTTAGCGACATTTTTTACATAGCAGGGAACACGATCGGGGTCCAACCATTTAGTATATTCAAAATCTTCCATTGCTGTAGTCAATTGCATACCGTTGTCACAGAGATACATATCAGAGTACCGCTTGGTGTACTCATTTGCTTTCTGGATACGAAAGTCTGGCATACCATTCTCTAGTGTGCCAGACTCAACATAACGATAGGGGAAACGCTCAAGAAGAACTTTCATAATCAAAATGATTTACTGGTCAATAGTAGCAGGGTCAGACAAGGATGTCAAGGTCTTTCTCTAGTTGAGTTAGGACTACCTCGTAGTCGTCGTCTGGGTCTCCAAACAGTTGCAGACCATTCACATCATAAAATTCGTAGAGTTTTTTATACAGGTGTGGATACTCATCTTCAAGATTTACAACTCCATCAACAGCATCATTAAGAATTGAAATGTCCTCAGGGAACTTGCGAAGAAGATTTTGTCTGTTCATTATCGTGTATGAAATACACTACTAATTATAACACATAAATCGGGGTGATAGGATTTGAACCTACGACCTCCCGCTCCCAAAGCGGGCGCTCTACCAAACTAAGCTACACCCCGTTAAGACCCGAAGGTCATACAGATTCAATCATTTCTTTTTTAATTTTATACCAGGGATGAACATAAAGTTTATCTGGTTTATAATTACCTTGCAATTCTTCATGCAAGTCTTGTACCTGATGACTCATTGTATGAATGACACCTTGCAGGTAGGTAAGTTGACTACGAAGTTCTTGGATTTCTTCGTGGAGTTTTTCGTGTTTCATTTAGTAAAAGTATACTAATGCTTGATGACGGGATCGAACCGCCGACCGCCTCGGTGTAAACGAGATGCTCTACCGCTGAGCTAATCAAGCAGACTCCCAAGGCTGGATTTGAACCAGCGACCAGCCGATTAACAGTCGGCGGCTCTGCCACTGAGCTACTTGGGAATGGGGAATATCCCCTGCTCGTCAGCAGGGGAGGCTCAAGAGGGATCCCACCTCTCTCTCACATGGGTTGTTGTTCCGATTCTTTTTTCTCTCGGAGATGTGAGCACGGATGTATTCCAGTCCGTTAAGCCCCCGATCTGATTTGAACAGACGACCTGAGCTTTACAAAAGCCCTGCTCTACCACTGAGCTACAAGGGCAAGGCGACTCGCGAAGGACTCGAACCTTCGACCGACTGCTTAGAAGGCAGTTGCTCTATCCATCTGAGCTAGCGAGTCTCAAGTTTCTTAAGTCTGAAGTACATAGCATAGTACTTCTTCTTAAGTTTGTCAAGGGTTTCCTGATCTTCTTGGAAACCCATGTACTTAAGGAGTTGGGATGACCCCTCAAGTTCACTTAGTAATCGTAACACATTGACTGGAGTTACGTCAAGTCCTCCTGGTGAGAACTCACTCGTCGGTCGCATAATATGCTTCGTAGTACTTGACTACACCAGAGGAAATTTTATGTCCCTGTGATACCCAATCATGGGCACACTGGTATATAGACTGATTTGTATACTTAGATTTTCTGGTGCTATCAAGTTTACCACCATATTTCTTAAGAAGAATACTCAAGACTTCTTGCCTGAGTTTCATCCTGTCTTCATTGTAGCGCCAGTCTTCATTCATGAAAGTGAAAGTTTCTTGTAGTATTCGTGAGCATAGAGTTCGCGGTATCCCTTGATACCCCACCCCAACCAGTAATATGCTGGGACCATGTACTGACGGATGGTTTTTCCAGAACCTTCAAACTCTGGAAGGTAACGTTGGAACACGGACTCATTAATCATATAACGAGTCTGACCTTCTAGTGTACTAGGGTCACATGCAAACTTATCACAGAACTTACCAAGATTATTATAACGTCCTAGTGATGTCCACTGGATGAGACCATAGCCACCGCGAGTACATTCACTATAAGACACTCTAGCACCACCTTCACATACGTTAGCAGTGAAGTTGGACTCTTGTTTGATGTTCCCCATGATCGTTGATAGGGAGTTTCTATCAGTAATCTTGGTATGTTCTTGGAGTTCTTTAAGGACATACTTCTCCTCAGGAGTGCAAGAGGGACAATTCCATTTCGGTTCATATACCACAACTGGAATTCTTACTGGTGGTGATGCTGTTCCCACAACAGGTTTCTGATATGGTACAAGAAACTGAGCGGTTGCCAGAGCACCGAGTGCGCCTGCCATAACGGCGGTTGCCATAGGTAGAATCCTCATAACGACTCGATCATTTTACTGTGTATGTAGAGGGTTGTCAACCCCTGAATAAATATCTATACTACGAACGCACTGCGTTTTCACCCATGAGATTCAAAGAACAGGACATCTACTACCTCATGAATGCCTGTAAGGTATATCAGGATCAAACTGGGTCGGAGTATATGTGGGAACAGTATGACGATTTGATTCAGAAGTTAAAAGCATACAAAGAAGAGTACATCAGTGTACAAGGAACCGCATCTTCAGCAGAAGTCTGATGAGTGTGCCGCGATGTGGCGCGAATGGTTTGAACTGTTTGAAAAGAAAGATCCTAGAGCAAAAGATTTAAGAAAAAAATGGTGTAACTGTGTTACAGAATTTGGTGATCTCGTAAGTCAGGAAGTCAAAACAAATCCTCGTTACAAAGACCTTCCTCGGTGAATAAAATACCTAGATATTGTAGTCGCACAAAACTACATGAAGTTTTTCTTTGCTCTTTTAGCAACACTCTTTCTTGCTACACCTGCTTGGGCTGTAGATGTACAAATGGGCGCGAACGGTAATCTAGTATTTGAACCAGCAGAGGTTACTATCTCTGCTGGAGAGTCTGTTCATTTCGTTAACAACATGCTCCCTCCTCATAATGTGATCGTAGAAGATCACCCTGAGTTAGGTCACGAAGCCCTGGCAATGTTACCAGGCGAAGAGTTTGATGTTGCATTCTCTGAAGCAGGTGACTACACTTACTGGTGTGGTCCACACAAAGGAGCAGGAATGATCGGCACGGTACATGTCCAATGAAACAGTTTAACACAGTTGTATTAGATATCACTGTGGCAATTTTAGACTTTCTCTATAAAGGGAGAGACTATCAAAGATTCTGGGTGCTTGAGGAAATTGCTCGGGCACCATATTTTGCGTTCCTCAGTGTACTACACTTTCGTGAAAGCATGGGACTTCGTGGTCCTGAGCATTTATTTTTAATGAAACAGCACTTTGAACAGTCAGTCAATGAAACAGAACATCTGGAATACATGGAAAGTAGGGGTGGTAATTCTTATTGGATTGACCGCTTTGTTGCCAAGCATCTCGTTCTTATCTACTATTGGAGTAACGTGGTTTATTATTGGGTGGCTCCTCGCCTTGCTTACCATCTCTCCTACGAAGTAGAGATTCATGCAGCAGAAACTTATGCTAAGTATCTTGCTCTGCATGGGCATGACGATAAGATCCTTGAGATCTTAAATGATGAACTACATCACTCAAAAGAATTGCACGATGCTATGGAGATGATCCATGTTTAAGAATTGGGGTAAAGATGTTGAACCCCCTGAGTTCACAACAAAAGAAGAAGTACAGGAGATGATTGATGCTGCAATACGAAAACATAATCGTAATGCTTCAATTATCTCAATGTGTGTTGGGTGGGTTGTTCTTGCACTTTTTGCTGAGGGTCTGCTTAGACTCATCGGAGTAATTGATCCTATCTTCCCATGGCTCAAGATCACACTTTAGAATGGATAGGCATAGTCCTCGCGTTAGTTTTTGGGGTAACTATGTTCTGCCAAGGTCATTTTATTTTTCATCAGAAACATGGCTACTCCCGAAAAGAAACCGAAGACCCCGAAGCAAGGGACAGAACAAGAAGACAAATTGAAAAGATCCTTAGAGATCTCAAAAATGATTCATCCTCATGATGATCCACCTGATCCTACAGCATACATGGGCAACTATAATTTCCCACAGATGCTATTCGCATTCTGTCTGGGATTTTGTACCATGTTTGTGCTTGCTGTAGATGAGATAGATAGTTTTAAGGGATGTCCGCTCCCAGAAT